CCAAGCATCGGTATCAGTAAGGTGTGGAGATGAAACAACCATTAGTCCTTCATCTTTTAGGGCGTTAAGGTTATTGTCTGTGGTATTAGGCTTTAGTTCAGAACCAATAAGTTCTTTAGCCAACCTTCGTTGAGAACTGTGAACTACAAGCATTTTAGGCTTAATGTTATTGATAATACCGGAATCACCTACGAACTGAGTTTCAAAATCAGTAAGCGCGGTGTCCAAACTAGTTTCCGACAGATCAGCAGAAGTAGAAAGTTCATTTCTAAACGTACCCCCTGAAGGAAGCGTATGAGCAGTATCAAATACGGGTTGACCATCAGCAGTTGTCTCAGTGGTAAACCCATTATTAAAAATATTCATACCTCTAATCTCTTGACTCTCTCTGGCAGACTTGGCAAGTTTTCTTACCATATCAGCAATAAAATCAAATTTACCATCTTCCACTGCTTCCTCACTAATGGAAAACCCGAGGCCAAATTTAACAATAGTAAGTGTTTTACTGGATCCTTCTTTTGATCTCTCAAAACTATATTCACTACCCTCAGCAACCTCTTTAAATAATGGCATATCATGAACTTCAGTCGCTTGCCAAATATCTCTATCATGAGATACTGTTTTAAAAAGTTGGTCACGTCTACGTGGGTGCATTGGAAGTTCTGAACGAAAAATTTCTTCCAGAACTGGCAACATACTTGTGCCAAAAAAATCTGCATAATTCGGTCTTAATGCTACTGGTGCAGAACTCATATACTATTCCTCCGTTATTAGACTCCGGCAGAGTCGTTTTCACCTTTAATTTGATGCTCGTTAATCTTACATACAAGTTCAACATTTAATCCAAAAGCATTACCATCTTGAGGTACTAAGCCCAAAATTGCCATTTGAGCAGTTGCAGCACTAGCAGTTGAACTATCAATTTCTTGTCTAGAAAGATTAAAAGTAGTATTTCCAGCGGTAGCTAAAACATCGGCCATATTTCCAATCGATGTCTGAGCACTAATATCGGCACCATCAGCTTGGGCAACATAAAGTTGATCTGGATCACAAGATACAAGAACTTTATCTCCATCTACATCAGCATAACTTAGAGCTACACCATAAATATCTTCTCCAGCAGCAGCTGGATCAATCTTTCCATCAGACTTAAGAATTAAACAATCTCCAGGAAAGCATCTAGCCCCTGCAGTCATTTCAATAGTTTTTTTAATCTCACCCTTAGGTCTGAAACCGCTAGGACGATCTGGATTTGCCATTTAACATTCCTCCGTTATGGTATTAATTTTCGTCATACCCCTCATGGATAACTGCTCCGCCGTGTTCCCTAGCTATATTCCTTAGCTCATCGGCCTGTTTACGGTTAAAGTCTTTATATCTATCAGCTTTTGCGGCTAAATGTGCTCTATGCCGCTGAACTTCCTCTTTACTCTTCACCGCTAAAATGCAGTCCCCGCGTCGAATAATCCCTTCAGGATCGGAACCCTGATGAAAATCTCGTTCTGACTTCTTCATTGTATCACAAGTCTTTTTATAGGGGATCCATCCAGCCTTATGGTACCCTTGATTTTTATATAATTCTTTAGCACTAATGAATCTTGCTACAAGACCTTTTTTTTCTAGTTCATCTTCAAGATCCTTGGGCAATTTCAAGGGATTAGAGTATATATCATCATGATTTATCTGAGTTAAATCAGCACTTTTAGGTTTCTCTGACATTGGTTTTTGTCCATTCCTTATCTTATTCATTATTATCTCCAGCTCGTGTAAGTATCTCTGTTAGCGTGTTTTTCCAAACTTTCCATAACTTTTTTATCTTCAAGATTTAATCCAAATAAACTAGCTATAGTTAACATATCTGAATTAACTACTGGAGATTTCCCCTTTTTAGATCCAGAAAACCCGGCTGACAAAGAAAAACTATCATCATCCGAACTACTTTTCCTTTTTGGCTTTGGAGCTAATTCCAGATTAGCTGCAGCTTGATAAGACGCTGCTCTCATAGTGGCAGATTCATTTCTTTGAGTTTTAGGATAAGTATCTAATATCTTCATTGTGGCCTTATACATATCTGATTCAGCCACATTCAATTCCGGAAATTGAGTTACTAATTCATAGACTGTATTTTGATAAGTTTGGTTAGCAGCAGTTTTAGCATCAACATCTTGATTTACCTCCGTCTTAATTTCATCTTTCATCTTTCGTCTATACTCAGCTGGATTACTATACATAAGGTCTTCATCGTCTTCTTCTGCTCCAGCAGGCTTTTTAACAGAACTTTGAGCTATTGCATCTAACGCAGCCAATACTTGTTGGTTTTGTTGTTTCAAAGTAGCTAGTTCTGTATTTGTGTTATCAAACTTACGCCCCATTTCGGCCTTAAAGTTTGTGATATCCTGAACAGGTTCTTTTCCTTCGGCGGGAATGGATTCACTCCCCTTTGCTTCTTCACTCATATTACCTCCGTTATTACGTAACGATTCGTTCTGTTAACGCTCATTTATTTTACTAAGCGTGTTAAGTTCCGTTTGAAAACTGCGTAACGTCCTTCGGCATCCATCCAACATCCAACGCGTTTCTACAATCTTCTCCGGCGTGTCCATCGGGCAAGAGAGCACATCGTTCTCCGCTCGTATCTCAATACTTCGCAACAATTTCTCAATTGGGGCGTAATATCTAGAATCTTTAAAAGTAGTTAATATCTCTTTATCTTCTACATCCAATGTATATTTTCTCTTAGGTTTCATCCATATCCCTTTATGATTCCGGGGTTCCTTGCGGCGCAGCCGTTTGTTGCGGCACCGGCTCCGTGGTTTGATCAGTTTGAACTTGGTTTGCACTCACTTGAGCCCTAGATCTTGCTTGCGCTTGAAGTTGTTCAAATGCTTGCAATGCCCGGACGTGCTCCGCAGCCTGAGCTTTCAGCAATCCCAACTGCTCAATTGTATATGCTTGCTCTACTTCTGGATTTTTTAACATCTCCTGAACCAAATCAATAAAACCTTGATGGTCATCGCCAAGTTGAACTTTAACTGTAATCCCTGAAAGAACCCTATTCACTTCTTCTTCCGGTGTCAATACACGCCTTGCGGCATCTGGTTTGGCGATATACCTGGACCAATCCTTAACTCCTAAAGACTGAAGCAAAATCTTTTTTGATTCAAATATTCCCGATTGATTCACCACCCCGGTCTGAATTGCTATGGGGTCAGCAGTGATGGCATTAATCTGCTGCGCAACTTGTTGCTGTATCGCCCTATTTGAATTGGCCGAATTCTCCGATATATCAAAATCGAACTGCCCCGCTAATTCCTGTCTATCCTTAATTTCCATCCAATAATCCTCGCCCAACTCTCCCGTTATTCTAAATGAATATCCAGCTGGTATATTTCTTTGAAGCATTGAAAAGATAAATCGTAAGCATTGTCTCCATGGTCTTGCAAGGTTGCCAAGCGGCACATTTAAATTAATATTACTCTCCCCTAGTAGGGCACGAGTTCCAGTGGCTGTCCTCGCAGCGCCTTGCGCCGTTAGCTGACCAAAATTTAGATCAGATATCCCGGTTAGGCGATTAATCTGGTCTTGTATCACTTGAGACATCTGCAAATTAAAACTATGCCCTCCATTTAGCCTTGGAAAATTAACATCCTGCTGTGGGTTGTCCACGGGATACATAGCTCCAGGGACTAAATCAATTATCTCTGGATCTAGACTTGAAGAAGCGCGATAAAAACCAAATGGCATATTCTGAATAGTTCCGGCATCTACAGCTTGATTATGCATAGCATCTTGCTCTAGGCTGAGAGAAAACATCATCTCTACCATCCCTACGCCATAATCTTCACCAGAGCGGCGGTGGAAATCTGCTTTAAAAAATGGGCGCACACCATACTGAGAAGCACGTCTAAGGTATGTAGATCGTAATACCGCTTTAGTCTCAGAATGAATCCACACAATAATTTCTTCGTTAATTCCATCCTTATTAACGTCGTACTGCATATAGGTTTCTAAGATTTCATACTGTCTGAGATCCGCTTCGCTATCTGCATTAGACTTCCCTACATTTATAGATCTATCTTGTTTGATCTCCCCGCCAATAGCAGAAGATTTTCGGGTTTCTCCAAATTGGATAATTTTTTCAACTGCTTCACCCTCAAAAACCTCTTGATCTACTAAACTCCAAAGTTGAGACCCAGTGAGCCACTGCCTATGTGTTACGGAATGGGCCCGTTGAGGGTTCCCGCCACCGCCAATTATTAACAAGTCTTCTGGGCGGACTAATTCAATAATCGGCCCATCAAACGACTTTATCTTCCTTAGGACTTCTGTTTCAATAATTCTTATATCTGGAGGGAGGCCAGACTCATCCCCTTCGATTTCATCCACTTCTACAGTTTCTTCAACGTCCACAAAACTTGTGAACTCTCGCGTCCATCTAACTTTTAACAGTCCTACCCCTGCGGTGACATAATCCCACACCCAGTCTGAAATAACTTCTTTAATTCCCTCATTATGATTCGCCCACTCAATTATGGCGTGTTTCATAATGGCATCAACCATTTCTAGTCTTGGAGTTTCAGATTCTCTTTTAGCTTTAGTAACAAATGGAGGTTCAATACCAAATAGGGCTTCCATAAGGCGAGCGTGTATGGCCTTGGCATGAACGAAAGTAGTGGGGAGATGTAGTTGCGAAGCACCGTCAAATGGACCTTCAGGGAGATTAGCTACAAAGTCATCCCACTGCCCCATAAAAACTTTCTGTTTGTCAAGCCATTCTTGTTTCTCAGCATTCCCTTTGTTCCATATACCTGAAATAATATTACCAATATCAGCATCTTTCAAAGCTTTCAATAATTTCTTTGGGATTTGATCTCTAAGAGAGGCAACTATCTGAGGGTCCGAAACTTTGTTTCGTTCCGAACGTTCTTGAATGTCTATCTGAAAATCGCTCATAGATTTCTAACTCTTAATCTTTGGCCATAGGAAGCTATTGGCTTTACTCGTTTATAAACTTTAGCTCGCCCCTTTATAAAGCAAATCCCGGATGCTAAACCATATTTTATACAAGCTAAGTAATCACGATTGGTGATATCTAATACCGCTTTAAATTCATTCAACCCCTTACGCTTTACCCAACTTACATTTTCCACGTCATCGATTGAGCGAGGGCAACTGCTAAAAAGCCTAAGCTGAGGAACTGTATTACCCAAGTTGTCGGGAGTTTCCGGCACAGCCAGGGCATTTCTAATTTTTTCAATGAAGTCTTCGTCACTCTTCTCGTTATAGGTGGTAGCTCTTACAGGTATTCCTTTAGATTTTAATACTTCTATGAACGAAAGGCGCTCATCCCCGCCCGTAGTCTTACCTGAACCATAACTGTCACAAATGACATCCACTATGCGCTTCCCCCTCATTATACCATTCCGTAATTCGCCAGCGAAACGTCCGGCTGCTGAAGCAGAATCATATTCTGAAATGACATATAATCTATTATCTCGGTCACTTCCAAGTATTATCGCAACGTGATGTTTATTTGGGTGTGGATCAATCACTAAAACACATGGCCACCCTTCGGGCCACTTCCAGGGTTCAACTACGTGAGTTTCATATTTAAACAGATGCGCTAAGGCTAACCCGTCTAAATCAAAGAATCTGCCGCCAAGTCGAATTTGCTTTTCTTGGTCAGTTAAGTCCCGAGAAAAATTATATAAATACCCATCAGCGAGGTTACTTTCATTGATCCGGCTCTCCCAACGAAAACACTCAAAGTTCTCACGCTCTCCGCGTTTCCAAGGTTCATATATCTCTTTTCTAATCCAGCGTTGCGCTAATGGGGTGCCAACAATCAGATACCATGCAGGGCGATGCTTTAAGCGCCCTCCACGGCGTGATCCAATATAAACATGCCTGGGGGGTGGTTCATCAAAGATGTAAGCATCAGCTTCCGAGGATTCAAACACCATCTCTGGTTGCTCATGAAACATAAACTTAGTTATAGAGCCGTCCGGCCAATCAATCTCATTCACATATGGCCGCCCATTCTTTTTCAGCCACTTCTCTTCAATCTTAGTCCATTTCCGCATCTCCGGTAGCCACTTATCCTTGACTTTGTCCGGATGATCTAGTACAACCACAGTCCGAGTCGGCAGTGGCGGAACTTTTCTATAAGGGTGAGTCCCTTTAGCCATCCATATCGCTTCTTGAATTGCAGCAACAGTTTTACCAGCTCCATTACCTGAAGCAACAAACCTCACCAAAGCTTGGCTATTGTGTAACTTCTCTTGACCTTCATTGGGGATATACTCGGGGCAGGATTCTACAAGGCGGCGCCTTTTTTCCCTCAGAGCTTCCAGCTTCTGTATTCTAGATTCTCTATCCATGAATTAGTGGACTTTTTCTTTTTCTAGTCCTTCTACTTGTTCTTCTTCTGATTTAATTAAACGTTCCAACTCTTTATCACTAACATTCTCATACTTGTGAGTGATCTCTTGGCGTTCTTTTGACTTGCCTATAGACCTATCATGAATTTCCTTAATCAAATTGATGGCTTGCCTAGAATCTGCTGTGCTCATACCCATTAGTACCATCCTTGCGGCGAGAGCCGGTCCATACTTCTCATATATAGACTCTACAGAGGCACCACTCTGCACCATATGCATTAAATCGCCCATTACTCTTTCATATTTCTTAAATTCCTTAAAGTCATCTAACAAACTAGCTAAGTAATGTTCATAATTGCTGTCTTTATCTCCATGTTTTGACATGCCTCATTATAGCATGTGATAAACCCAACTAAATTAGTCCAAATTCTCAAATCTAGATTTTTACAAGGGCGAGAAGGACTAGCACTGGGAGGGGAGAGGGGGCACGGGCACCCGGGGGGTAAAAATTGAGATGGTGTGAGAACGCTTGTGCGCTAATTGACT